CGGGGCAACGGTATCGGCGCACGCTTGCGCCTGGAGGTGGTGCGTGGAAGTGACGATCCGATTGGTCAGCGCGGTGCACGTGGATGCGAGGATGCAGGAAACGATTCGGGTGCCCGAGGAGCGCGTGAGCCTCTCGGCTTTTGGGGTGCTCGTTCGTGACGGCTCGGGCGAGCTCGCAACGCTCCTTCCGTGGTCGCGCGTCGAGCACCTCCGCCTCGCCGCTGCTTCGGGCTTACTGGGGGCATCAGAGAGCGGAAGTGCTCGGGAGCCTGGAGAGCCTGCTAACGCACCGCCTCGGCTTCGGGCTGACGACGGCGACACCGCTCCAGAGGCAGCTCGCGCGCCTCGTGGACGGAAGCCCGCAGCTCGACCCATCGTCGCCTGAGCTCCTCGAGGCCGTGGGCGACGTAACAAACCTCGTGGGCGTGAGGCCGCGCGAGGTCACCATCGTGGCGGCCATCCGCTCAGCGAAGACGATGCTGAGCGCCGCTGCGGCCATCCGCATGACGCAGACGGTGGACCTCGAGGGCCTCGGGCACGGCGAGATTCCGCGCGTACCTATTCTGTCCCTCGACCTCGACCTGGCGCAGGTAGCGCACCAGCACCTAACGGGGACCGTTCTTGCGAGCCCCGTGCTTCGCGAGCTCCTCGTGGAGGAGCCCAAGGCCGATAGTCTGAAGCTCTATCACCCGAGCGGAAGGCCCATCGAGATCTGCACCGTGGCAGGCAAGCGAGCGGGCTCCAGCCTTATCGCGCGATGGATGGCAGGCGTTATCGTTGACGAGGCCCCACGCATGGCCGGCGAGGGCGAGGCGGTGGCCAACTTCGACGAGACCAGGCGCGTCATTCTCGGACGCCTGCGGCCCGGTGCGCAGTTCATCAGCATCGGCAGCCCGTGGGCTCCCTTCGGGCCGATCTTCGAGCAGGTGCAAAGCGACTGGCGCAAGCCAACCGCGCAGCGCGTGGTGGTGCGCGCTCCAGGGTGGGCCATGAATCCGGTCTACTGGACGCAGGAGCGTATGGACGAGCTCCGCGCGAGCGACCCGGACGCCTGGCGCGTGGACTGCGCGGCCGAGTTCGCCGCGCCCGAGTCGGCGCTTGTGCCGCCCGATGCGCTCGCGGCCGCGACGCGGCAAGCGGGCGACCTCGAGCCGGACCCGCTCCGCAGCTACGTGGCCGGCATGGACGCGGGCACACGCGGCAACGCGTGGACGCTGATCGTCATGTCACGTCACGGAGAAAAGCGACGCATCGACCTCGCGCGGGAGTGGGTAGGAAGCCGCAACGCGCCCCTTTCGGCGACGGAGATCCTTCGCGAGGTGGCGGCCATCGCGACGCGTTACCGCGTGGCCTCGGTGTGGTGCGACCAGTGGAGCGCAGACCCGCTCCAGGAGCTTGCGCAGCAGCACGGGCTTACGCTCTACCCACGCATGACGCCGACGCGTGACAGGTGGGAACAGGCCGCCCGCTTTCGTGGCGAGCTCCTCGAGGGCCGCCTGGAGATGCACCCGCACCCGGTGCTCCGCGAGGACGTGCTACGAGCCCGGCGCACCACGACGATGCAGGGCGTACGGCTCGACCTCCCGACCGGCGGAGACGGCCGGCACTGCGACTTCGTGCCGTCTCTCATGCTCGCGACCGCGCAGCACGTCCCCGACAAGCGCCCCGCGCCGAATGAACGCGGAACCGAAGCATGGTACGACGCAGAAGCGGCGCGCCTGGAACGCGCAGCCGAGGACGCCGCGCGACGTGCGCAAAAGAGGAGATGGTAAATGGCTACGCAGAGCATTCGATGGTGGGCGCTTGAGGGTAAGGCCGCGCTTGACGGCGTGTGGAGCACGGTGCGCGAGCTCCGAGACGTGGGCGAGACGCGCCTCGACGCCTATGCGCGATACATCGAAGCCTATGACGTGGAGCTCCCGGTGCAGGGCCGCAAGGGCAGCCCATACCGCCTCATTGACGAGGGCGTGCTTACCCCGAACAAGTATCGCCGCGTCCTCGACACCATCCACGCGAAGATCATCCGTAACAAGGTGCTTCCGCAGGCCGTGAGCACGGGCGGTGACTACTCGACGCGCGCCAGGGCCAAGGGCTTTTCGCTCTTCCTCGAGGGTGTGCTCGCGACCGAGAACATGGACCGCCTCGCGGACCTCGGGGTGCGTGACTCCCTCCTTTGCGGCTTCGCGGCACTGAAGGTGACGCCCGAGACCGAGCGCGTGTGCTTCGAGCGCCTCAAGCCGTGGTGCCTCTTCCTCCGCGACGCCGAGTGCAACGGAGACCTGCCACGCCGGCTCTACTACGTGGACGACTTCGACCGCGGGGCGCTCGCGGACATGTTCCCCGAGAGCGAGGGCGCGATCATGGCCGCGCCGATGCCGTCGCAGGTGGGCACGACGCGCCTCATGGACACCTGGAACCCCGACGCGGTGCGCGTGGTGGAGGCGTGGAGCCTCGGCACGCCCGAGAAGCCGGGCCGCCACGTTATCGCGATCGAAGGGCACGCGCTTCTTGACGAGGAGTGGGCGGAGCCTGAGTTCCCGGTGGCGGTGCTTCGCTTCTACTCGCCCCCGGTGGGCTTCTTCCCGGTGCCGGTGGCAAAGCTCCTGCTTCCGATTCAGCGGGAGCTCGAGTTCACTGCGGCGCGTCTCCAACGCGCGTTCCGCATCATGAGCTCGGCTCACTTCGTCGTGGCCCCCGGTGTGGAGTTCTCGACCGAGCAGATGACGAACGAGATCGGCACGGTGTGGCGCGCGAACCCCGGCCAGATTCAGCCGTTCGTGCCGCCGGCCGCGTCGCCCGACCTGTACCGTTACTTTACCGACCTCGGGCCCATGATGACCGAGATGAGCGGCGCATCGGCCATGAGCGTTGCGAACCAGAAGCCCGGCGGCGTCACGAGCGGCATCGCGCTTCAGACGCTCGACGACGTGGAGGCCGAGGGCTTCCTGGCGATGCACCGCGCCTTCGCCGATTGGCACGTGCAAATCGCGCGCCTGGCCATCCGCGCATGCGCCGTGGTCGCCGAGGAAACGCCATCCTTCGCGGTGCGCGTCATGGGCAAGGGCCGCGCGCAGACCATCCGCTGGCGTGACGTGGCCATGGATGACGACGAGTACGAGATCCGCGTGATGCCCACGAGCCAGTTCGCCCGCGACTTTGCCGCACGCATCGACCAGGCCGAGAAGCTCTTGCAGCTCGGGGCGCTCACCGTGCCGCAGTTCCGCGAGGTGCTCGACCTGCCCGACCTGCAAGCGGAAACCGACCTCGACCTTTCGGACCTCCAGATCATCGACCGGAACATCGAGGCGATCCTGGTTCGCCAGATCCCGATCATCGCGGAGCCCTTCGATAACCTCGCGCTCATCATGCAGCGCGGCGTGAAGGCGTACAACCTCGCGCGCCTGAACGACGCCGACCCCGTGGCCCTCGAGCTCCTCCGCCGGTACATCCAGAGCGCGCAAGATCTCCAGGCCGCCGCCGCACCGCCTCCCGCCCCGATGGCCGCTCCTGGCCCCGAGGGCCTCCCGCCTGACCTTGCGCAGCTCGCAGGCCAGGCACCCGCACTAGCCTAGCGGAGAAGCATGAACATCGAGACCACGACCCCCATGACGACGAGCGCGCCGGCAGAGCAAACGGCGCAGTTTGCCAACACCAACGGCGACGACCGCCGGGCCCGGCGCGAAGCCGCAATGGACGCCCTTCGCAGCGCGCAGCGTCCCGCAACCAAGGCCGAGCCCGAGACATCGGAACCGGACGAGGAGCCGGCCACCGAGGCCCCGGCGCTCTTGCGCGCGGAGCCCGAGGAAGAACCCGAGGCCGACGAGAGCGAGGAGGACGAAGAGCCCAAGCTCGCGGCCGTTGTTCGCGCACGAGAGAAGGCGAACCGCCTTCGACGTGAGGCCGAGGCGCAGCGCATGGAGATCGAGCGCGACCGGATGCGCCTCGAGCTCGAGCGCCGCGAGGTGGAGCAGCTCCGCCGCGCCCGTGAGGCGATGGCCAAAGACCCGCTGGCGGGCCTTAAAGAGCTCGGCGTTGACCTGCGCGACCTCACGGAACGCGCGGCCATGGAGGGCACGCCCGACGCGCAGATCCACGAGCTCCGCCAAGCCCTTGAGGCACAGCGAAAGGAGCTCGAGGACTACCGCCGCGGGCAGCAGGCGCGCGAAATGGAGGTGACGCGTACCAAGGCCGAGGCCGATTTCTTCGCCATGGCCCGCTCTGAGGAGCAGTTCCCTTACCTCGCCGCGCGGGCCGAGCTTCACCCGGAGCTCGTGAAAAGCCAGGCGTACGCGCTCCAGGATCAGTATTACAAACAGACCGGCAAGGTGCCGAGCCTGCAAGAGATTGCAGAGGCGCTGGACTACCTCGCAAGCGAGGAGTATCGTCACGTCAACGAGCGCCAAGCTCGACGCGGCACCAGCACCGCCGCGGCATCCGGGACGGTCCCCGCAGCAGGCAAGCCGAAGCCCTCCCGCACGCTGAACGCGTCGCGAGCCGGTGAGAAGTCGACCACGACGCCAGACCTGCGCACCATGGACCGCGATTCGCGGAAAGCCTACGTTGCGCAGCTCTTGAAGGCCGGGCGGCTCTAACGGCTAGCGCGCTCCAGGGCGGGAGGAATCCTCACCCTCTCGCCTGTTTTGGAGCCCTCACATGGCCGTTCTCGACCTCTCGAATGCCGAAAAGATCGTCAAGTTCCTTTATCCGGACTACACGGTCCCGCGCGAACTCCGCAAGACGAACCCCTTCTATGCGATGCTCGCGAAGAAGACGAACTTCGTGGGTAAGTCCGTTGAAGTTCCGCTCACGATCAACACCACGCAGGGTGGTGGCTCGACCTTCGCGACCGCGAAGACCGCGAACGAGCAGAACTACGCTTATTCGGACACCTACAAGTCGTTTACGCTGACCCGCAAGAGCGACTATTCGCTCGCGACCATCGGCGGCGAGGCCATGAAGGCCGCCGTGATGGACGAGGGCGCGATGGTCGACCTGTTCCAGGACACGATTGACCTCGCAATGATGACCGCGATGCGTTCGATCGCGCGTAACCTCTTCCGCGACGGTTGCGCCTGGGCGGGCAAGGTCGGCTCGGTCTCGGGCTCCACGATCACGCTCTCGACGCCCTCTGACGCGTTCAACTTCGACCTTGGGATGCGCGTCACCGTGTTTTCGTCGTCGTCGTTCCTCATGGACACCGTGGTCAACTCCACGGACACGACCCCGTACTACGTCACGGGCGTCGACCGTAAGGCCGGCACGATCACGCTCAACAGCGTGACCAGCGTCTCGGGCGGCCAGTACATCGCGCGCGCGGGCGACCGCACCGTGTCGACGACGGACGCGAGCGTGTTCACCAACTCGCGCGTCATCACGGGTGCTTCGCAGTGGATCGCGGGCTCGGCTGCTGGCGCGGTCACGGGCGCGAACGCCGGTGCGCAGTTCCAGGCCGGCATCTACGGCGTGACCCGCACGAGCGATAAGACGGCCTTGGCCGGCAACTCGCTTGACTGCACCGCGGCGGCTCCCGATGAGGCGATCATCCAGCTCGTCTCGGACGTTGCGGCTGAAGGTGGCCGTCCCGACCACTGCTTCATGAACCCGCGCGACTTCGCGGCCCTGAACAAGTTCCTTGGCTCGCGTACGGTCTACGACCGCGCCGTGAGCATCGAGGACGCGGACATTGGCTTCCAGTCCATCGTCCTCATGGGCGACACGGGCCCCGTGAAGTGCGTCTCGGACATCAACGTGCCGCAGAGCCAGATCTTCGCGCTCCAGCTCGACACGTGGGATCTGTTCAGCCTTAACGCGGCCCCGCATATCCTCGACTACGACCGTAACCAGTTCCTTCGCGTGAGCGATGACGATGCGTACCAGATCCGCATCGGCAGCTATGCGAACCTGCGTTGCAAGGCCCCGGCGTTCAACGGCCGCGGCTTCAACTACCTCGCCACCTCCACCTTCTGAGGCCACCATGGCAGCCCGATCATTTGTCCAACTTCTCGGCGCTCCCGATCCGGGTGTCGTGGTGCTCGGATTCAACTTCACGCCCAACGGCACCGGCGCAATCGCGTCGAGCGCCATCCGTGGGCGTGGGGTGGCCTCGGTCTCGTGGAATAGCGCGGACAACGTTTATGACGTGGTTTTGTCCGACGAATACCCGTCGTGCCTCGCCGCGCAAGCGACGTATGTTCTCGCCGGCCCCGACGACAAAATTGCGCAGGTGCGCGCCGTCTTCGCCACCTCGAAGACGATCGGCGTGTGTATCTACGATATCAGCACCGGCACGCGCGGCAGCGTGAGCGCGGGCACGATCCACGTCACCCTCATCCTGAAAAACTCGGGCGTCTGATGAAGAAGCCCGCGCTTTTGATCGCTCTCGGTCGCGGACCGAAGGGCGGCATGGAAGACGAGGAAGAAGCGCCGGAATCCGAGCGCGGCTACGCCGAGGAAAAGAAAGCCTTGGCCGCTGACGTGCTCGACGCCGTGAAGAGCGGCAACAAGCAAGACCTCGCGGACGCCCTCGAGGCGTTCGTGATGGCCTGCAACGACTGAGGAGATGAGAGATGGCACGGAGCAGGACACTCGGAGACATGCGCTCGGACGTTCGGCTCCGTGCCGATCTCGTTGGGAATCAGTTCGTCACGGACTCAGAGCTTAACGAATACATCAACCAGAGCCTCGCGGAGCTCTATGACCGCCTCGTGGGCTCCCGCGGCCAAGAGTACTACGCCGCCGAACAGGTCATCACGACCACGGGCGTAGAAGGCTACGCGCTCCCGGCAACGCACTACGAAACGCTCTATGTGGAGCTCGAGGACAGCGGCGCACGCGTGCGGCTCGGGTCGTACAGCTTCCACGAGCGCGCTTCCCTCATCGGCACGTCAACGGCCAACCCTGGACGGCCGGTGGCCTTCCGCATCATCGCGAGCAACATCACCTTTTTGCCGGCCCCCACGGCCGGCTACACGATCCGTCATTGGTACGTGCCCGCGTGCCCTCGCCTTGCCTCGGATTCGGATTCCTTCGACGGCGTTGACGGATGGGAGGAGTACGCCATTTGGCGAGCGGTGGCCTACGTGCAGCAGAAGGAGCAGCTTGACCCGAGCTTTGCGCTTTCCTTCGTGACCTCGCTCGGTCAACGCATCGACCGCCTTGCGCCGTTCCGCGCGACGCAGAACACGGAGCGCGTCACCGACGTTTACGGGACGCTTCGTTACGACACGGACCCTTCGCGCGTCCTCCCGAGGCCCTGAGCCGTGGCCAAGCCACTACCGGGACGCCCCGAGCTCATCGGCCCGATCACCACGCGCCTGCGCACCGTGCCGACGCGTGTGCTCGCGACCGAAGAGGCCGCAACGACGGACGCGCAGCGCCAGAGCCAGATGGGCTTTCAGCGCATGAATCAGATCGTGAAGGCCGTCGAGGCGCTCCAGCAAGTGCCCTTCGGCAACGGTCAATTTTTGACCGTGCCCGATGGGAGCGGCGGACGAAACGAGCTCATCACGTTCGGCGCGGCGGGCACGTACACGATCCCGCACACGCTCGGGCGACCCGTTGAGGGCTTCGTGGTGGTCGACTGCCAGACCTCGGGAAACCATCGCATCCACCGCCACGCCCGCACGCGCAGCGAGGACGAGCGCAGCGTACAGTTCGACATTCAGGCCGCGTGCAGCCTCAAAATTTGGGTATGGTGAGCCATGGCTAACGAAGCGAAGCCCGGCGCGGGCGTCATTGTGCGGGCCGACTTCGGCGGCGGCATCGACCAAAGCATGGACGCGTGGCGCGTCCCGCCGTCTCAGCTCTCCGCGCTCGTCAACGGCCGCCTTGAGCGCGTGGGCAGCGTGCGCAAGCGCACCGGATACACGGCACTGACGCCGCCGATCTCCAGCACGGCGCAGCAACCCGTCGCGGCCCTCTCGCAAGGCAAGCAGACCGCGACCGTGGAGCTCGCGACCGACAACGCCGCGGACAACTGGACGCGCAACTTTGTTGACCAGCGCATCGGCAACGAGTGCCGTCGTGTGGCCCGTAGCTACGCGCCCGGTAGCACCGCGGACTGGGTTACGACGGGCCCGGTCTCCGACGTGGTGGCCGATACGATCGTGCTCGACGGCAACGCGGGCAACATCGCCGAGACCGTGGACTATGCGACCTCGGGCGAGTTTATCTTCGTGGCGAAGCTCAATGAGCCCACCAGCGCGACCTCCGCGGCCGCCCTGACGCTGACGCAGTACGACCGCACGACCCGCGCCGTCATTTCAGAAAAGACGCTGATTTGGGCCTCGGCGCGTGTGTACGTCAAGCTCCTCGCGTTCGACGCGCCGCAGGCCCTCGTGGTGTCGGTGGCCCACAACAGCGCACCGGGCCTCGGGACGTGCGAATTCTTCCTCTACACGTTCAGCCCCTCGGGCCTGACGTTCGTTACGGCTCCCACGCCAACGGTGCGGCAAACCACGATTTCGTGGGTCGACGTGACCGCGTTCGAGGGCCTCCCGGAACAGAGGTACCGCCCGCTCTGCCCGTTTGACGTAATCAAGCGCGGGCAACGGCTCTTCTTCGTGAGCTACTCGGCGAGCGCCTCGGCGTACAGTGCGGAGCTCTTCGACGTGTCGGCGGTGGCGATCACCTCGGTGGGAAACAACAACATCAAGCCCGCGGGCACGGCGGACGCTCACGTACTGAGCGCATGTAACATCAACAACCGCGTGGCCATTTGCGCGGGCGAGTACCAGCCCGCGGCTTCGCCGAACTACTACGCAGCCGCGAACACGAGCGCCGTTCTCATCGTGCTCGACATGGCCGCGATCACGCTCAACGCGTTTTCAATCTTCCCCATCACGCGTACGAACGCCGCGGCACGCGTGGCCCCCGGCCGCGTGACGGTGCAGCAGTACAAGGCAACCGACGCGACGGAGGCCCGCGTAGTGGGCATCCTCGAACAACTCGAGTACTCCGCGCCCGGCATCGTGTGGACACACCAGCTCGTGCGCGTGGGCATCGGCGAGAGCCGCGCGACGGCAGATGACGTGCTCGTGCGCCTCTCCTCGGCGGTGCCATCGTCGCGCATGTTCAACTTGCAGGCGACCACGCAGATCCCTTCGACGGACATCCTTCTGACGCGAATGCCCGTAACCGTGGGCGCAAGCGTGCAGACGTTCTACGGGCGCGACACGGGCAACCCGGTGACGGATTTCGTCTCCAACTACTCGAGCACCATCGGAACGCTCGCCATCGTGGGCCCCACGGCAACGACGTTGACGACCGTGGCCGGCCCGGTGCAGACCATCGCGCCGCGCCTCGTGCCGGCCCCGCCTCCCTCGCCGATTCAGATCAGCGGTCAATGGTACGTACCGCAGCTCGTGGCGCTCGACGGCTCCGCGGGCTTCGGTGTGGCGCTCGTGCGCCTGACGGAGCGCAGCGTGGGCGACGTGAGCCCCGGCAACTTTGGCGGCCTTCCGGTCTACCCCGGCGGCGTGCTTCAGCAGATCGACGGCGAACGCGTCGGCGAGGTCACGCTCGCAGACCGCCCACACGTGTGGTTCGTGAGCGCCACCAACGCGGGAGCCGTCGACGACTTCGCGGCCGGAGATTACCTCATCCAAGCCGTCGCGAGTTACCGCGACTCCGCGGGCAACATCCACCGCAGCACCCCGAGCGACCCGTACCGCATGGTCGTTGGAGGCGTCACGGCTCGCACGTGGACGATCTATTACTCGCCGACGAGCTACACGAACCGCAACGACGTATCGCTCGAATTCTACGTGACCGAAACCAACGGGACGATCCTCCGCTCGTGGTTCACGCGCCCAAACCCCACCGTGGGCTCCGTCGCCACCTTCGTCGTGAACGACCCGCAAGCCGGCGGGACGGGCCTTCCCTCGCTTGACTCGCCAACAATCTACACGACCGGCGGCGTGCTTCCGTTCGTTCCCGTGCCCTCGTGCCGCTTCGCGACGCTCTTTAAGAATCGGCTCATCGTCGGTGGCGCAGACGACCCGAAGAGCGTCTATTACAGCAACGGCCCCACGGCCTACCAAGCCCCCGCCTTTGCCGTGGGCAACGTCATCCGCATGGAGCACGAAAGCGGATGCACGGCCGCCGGCAACGTCGACGACAAACTGATCCTGTTTAGCTCGAGCGGCATCTACGCCACGTTCGGCCAGTTCCGAGACGCGACCGGCGCGGGTGACGCGCTCGCGGAGCTCGAGAGTATTCACGATTACATCGGATGCACGCAGCCGCTAAGCGTCTTCGGCATCCCGACGGGCCTGATCTTCTTCGGCTCGGATGGCCTCTTCTACCTCATCGACACGCGCCTCGGTCTCGTGCCGATCGGGCTCAAGGTGCAAGACGTGACGCGCGGCACGGGCTCGGGCGCGTTTAACGTCGTGCAAGGCGCGGTACACATCGAAGCCGAGCGCGAGGTGCGCTTCTACATGCAAGACCCGCTTAGCGGCCTCGGCGCGGCACTTGTCTACAACTACCAGGTGGACCAGTGGAGCTTTGACCTTATCAACGACCCGTCGACGAGCTCCCTCCCTGGCGGATGGGCCGGCGCGTGCTTCTCCGAGGCGCTGCGGTGCTTCGTGGTGACGCCCTCGAGCTACATGCAGGACAACGGGCAAAGCTACCTCGACGGGACGGTGTATTACCCTCTCCAGCTCCGCACGGCGTGGATTCAGCCCGCCGGCACGCAGGATTACAGCCGCTTCCGGTACGCGCAGATCCTCGGACGTGTCGCCGACGCGCACAACCTGACGATGAACGTCTACTGCGACTTTGACGAGACGACCGTGCGCGCTACGGGAACGTGGACCGCGGCGCAGCTCGCGCCGGTGGCCTCGACGGTCTACCCGGAGCAGGTGCGGCTCCAGGTGGGCACGCAAAAAACGCAAGCCATCAGGATCGAATTGTACGACGCCGCGCCCGCCGGTGGTACAACCGGCAAGGGCCCCCAGTTCGTCGGCCTCGCCCTTGAAATGCTTCCGCTTGGCGGACTGCGGCGACTCCCAGACACGCGCAAGAGGTAACGACGATGGCCGGCATTTTTGAGACGATCCTAGAAGCCCCGCAAGCGGCCGTGAGCGCGATCGGTGGCGGTGCGAAAAAGTACTTCGGCCCGGAGAAAATCCAGCGACAAGACGTGCTCGGCGTGGGCCAGATTGGCGGCGACCCGAATCGCGTCGAGGACGAATACCAGCGCCGGCTTCGCGAGCAGCTCGCGCAGCGTCAACGCGCCGAAGAAGCGCGCCTCTACGACGAGCAGCGTCAACGCATCCTCGGTGCGATGCAGCCCTCGACCGTCGCAACTGAGGCCGCACGCCAGCAAGCCTACCAAGGCGCGCAAGCGACCCTTGGCGCGGCCCGAAGCCAGGGAGGCATCGCCGGTGCGCAGACGAGCGGCCTCGCCGCTCTAGGTGCCGGCCAGGCGCAGCAGGCGGGCATGGCCGAAGCTCGCCAGGTGCAAGCGCAGGAGGAGCAACGCAACGCGCTCGCGCAGGCGCAGCTTGCGGAGATGCTCCGTCAGCAGGAGCTCGCCCGCATCGCGCTTGAGCGCGGCGACGTGGCGCAAGCCCTCGGGGCGCAGCGTGCGCTTTTGGTGCCCGAAATCGAGATGCAGCAGCAGTACGCCGCAGCCGAGGCCGAGCGCGCTCGCCGGATGCAAGGCGCAACGGCGCAGGGCCTCGCGACCCTCGGCGCTTCCGCATACGATGCGTATTCGGCATACGAAAAAGAGCAGCAGAAGAAGGCTGACGACGAATTCAAGCGCGTGATGGGGTTCTAAATGGCGATGCAACCGTTCCAGATGCAACCGCGTGCGGTGTCGTTCGGGCAACCGGCCGCGCAGCCCGAGCAGCCCTACGTCGGCAACGTGCCGCCCGAGTTCGTGGCGCAGATGCAGGCCAGCAAGCAAGCGCAGGAAGAGGAGCGCCGCGCCTACGAGGAGCAGATCGCAAGGCTCCGCGCGATGCCCGGCCAGCAGATCGAGCGCATGTTCGCAGCGCGCGCCCCGCAGGAGGCCGCGGTAACGGCGCTCGGGCAGCGCGCGGCAACGCTCGAGGGCGGTGCGGCTCTCCAAGGCGTGCAGCAGGCTCGCGAGCGCGCGCAAGCGCAGGCGATGGTTGCAGCTCGCACCCCGTATGGTGGCAAGGGCGCAAGCTCGGAGGCGGCCATCCTCGGCGGCCAGATCGGCACCGCAGCGGCCTCGCAGTTCGGCGCGCTCGAGCAAGAGGCGGCAGCGCGTCAAGCGGCCTACCTCCGCGGCCTTGGCGCGCTTGGCCAAGGTCTCGCGAGCGAGGCCGAGCAGATGCGCCTCACGGAGCAAGAGCTCCTCCGCGACATGCAAACTCGCTTCCTTGCGGCGCAGCGCGCGGCCGGCGGCCTCCAGGAGCGCAGTGCGGCATCGCGTCAAGCGCAGTTCGGGACGGCCGGCACGGTGGCCGGGACCATCCTCGGCGCTGCGGTGGGAGGCCCCGCCGGTGCAGGTATCGGCGGCAAGCTCGGCGGTGCGGCCGGCGGCGGTATGGGTTGAGGTAACAGCATGTCCAACGGATTCATGAGCCCCGTTCCGAGCCCGCTCGACTTCGATCCCAACATCCCCGGCGGGTACGCCGTCCCGACCGCCGTGCTCGGCTCGACGCCTGGTAGCGCGCAGGCAAGCACGGCCGTGCTCGGCTCCGCGCCCGTCGCGACGCCCGCACCGGCTCCCGCTCCACCGCAAGGTCGCACGGGCCTCGACTACCTCACGTTCGGCGGCGCATCGGCGGCGCAACGTCTCCTTGAGCGCGTGGGCGCGGCGACGATGGGCATTGACACGAGCGCCCCGGTAGCGGCCCCGGCCGCCGCAGCGCCACAGGCAACGGGCGTGGGCGTGCTTCCGCTTTCGCAGCTCCCGCAGAGCTTTAGCGGCGTGGGCGCGCAGTATGCCCCGCCGTTGCCCGCAGAGGGCCCTAGCGCGGCCCCGGTGGCGCAAGGCGCGCCGATGGCAGCCCCGGCCGCCGCAGCCCCGCCACGAGGCGCGCAGGGCGCTGGAGCGGGCGTTCCTGATTCGTTCATGGGCGTCGACCTTCGCGGCGCGAAGCGAGCGGCCGCGGGCCTTGGCCAGGTCTCCGAGGTGGGCGGCATCCAGATGGGCGCGCTTACGGGCGAGCGCAAGGCGCTCGAGGAGCGTGCGGGACGACTGACCGAGGCGACGACCGAGGCCGAGGCGAACCTGGCAAAGGCGCAACAGGCCGAGCAAGCGGTGGCACGCGAGCGCGAGACCCTCGCCGGCCAGCAGGCCGAGGCCGCGCGAGTGGCCGAAGAAGACGCGGCCATCGAACGCCAGACGCGCCGATTGGCAGCCGAGGACGCCGCGAAGAAGCTCGAGTCCGCGCAAACGGCGCTCGACGAGACCAAGATCGACGTAGATAAGGCATACGGCGGAGCAGCCGGGCGAATCTTCGCCGGTCTCGCGGTGGCCCTCGGCAGCTTTGGCGCTTCGCTCACGGGCGGCCCCAATTACGCGATGCAGATCGTCAACGACCGCATCAACCGGGAGCTCGACGCGCAACGCTCGGAGCTAGACAAGGCCAAGGGCAAGGTTTCGGAGCTCGGGCGCATCCTCCAGAAGAATGAGGATCTGCTTGGCGACGCGACGAAGGCCCGCAACCTGGCGCGTGCGCAGACGTTTACGGCCCTCGCGGCTGACGTAGAGGCCCGCGCCAAGGGCCGCGAGCTCGCACCGCAGCAGGCGAAGGTGGTTGCAGACCTCCGCGCCCGTGCGGCCGCCGAAATGGACCAGCTTCAAGCCGGCATCCGCGAGACGCAGACGAAGGCGCAGCTCATCCCGGCCGTGGAGCGGCAGCAGCGCGCGCAAGCGGCTTTTGCGGCCAAGGCAGCGGCAGGGAAGGAAGAGCGCGACATTCGCAAGGCCGCGATTCTGGAGAGCATCAAGCAAGGGAACCTTACGATCGACCCGACGACGGGGAACCTTGTGCGCGGCGCGGGCAGCCCTGAGCAGCAGGAGAAGCTCATCGGCCGCACGACGGCGCTCGTGAAGACGCTGGACGAAAAGAACCTGATTACGGGCCCGCAAAGCATGGCCGAGCTCATGCAGAGCGTGGGCGTGGACCCGACGACGGGCACCCGCAACCCTAACGCCAACGTGGCCGGGTTCGCCTTTGGGCGCACGAACCCGATGGCGATTAGCTCCGATGCGCGCGAGATCCGCCGCAAGATCGTGGAGCAGGTCGAATCCGTTGCCAAGGCATCGGGCGGCGTTGTCACCGACAGCGACCGCGAAGGGGCGCTCAAGCGCATCAACGGATCTGGCACGCTCGACGAGCTCCAGAGCGCCGTCGGCGACTTTTACGGCAAGTATGCCGCGAAGGCCCGCAGCTTCGCAGCCGCAGACCCGCAGGCGTTCCAAGTCGTCGCGCAAAGTAATCCGGCCCTCGCGGCCGTGGTCAACTTCGGCCAGGCGCAACAGGCGGCAACGGCCGCGGGCCTCCGCCGCGGGGCGCGCTAATGGCCGACGTAACGATCCGCACCCCGCAAGGAGAGCTTTTCACCGGCCCGCAAGAGCGTGTCGCGAAGTTCCAGGAGCTCATCCCTGGCGCGCAGGTGCTCACGCCCGAGCAGGCGACCGAGGCGGCCCGCGTCGAGGCGCTGCGGGAGGAGCAAGGCGGCCTCACGGGCGCGGGCGTGCAGTTCGCCGAGAGCCTCATCGAAGGTGGCACGGCGCTCCCCATCGGCCAGGCGCTCGAGCGCGCCTATGGGCGTCTCAAGGGTGGCGAGCAAGGCGAGCAAGAGGCCATCGAGCGGATGCGCATCCGCGAGGAGCAACAGCCCGCGGCAGCCCTCGCAGGGCAGGCCATCGGCTTCGGTGGCGCGGCGCTCGTGCCGGGCGTTGGCGAAGCCGTGGGCGCGGCCCGTGCGGCCCGCCTCGCGACGACCGCCCCGCGTGCGATTATGGGCCTTGGTGGCCGTGCGGCGGCGCTTGCGGAAGCGCGCGTGGCTCAAGAAGGGATTAAGCGTGGCATCGCGGGCGCAGCAGCTCGCGGCGTGGCGGAAGGCGCAGCCCTCGGCACCGGCCAACTTGCGAAAGACCTGGTGCTTGACCGTGACATCAGCGGCGAGCTTGTGGCCGAGCGCATTCTAGGTGGCGCACTCATCGGCGGCGCAGGCGGTGCGCTTTTCGAGGGCCTTGGGCAAGCCGCAGTGAAGGCAGCGGAGGCAGCCGGCGCAGGAACCGCGCTCGGTCTCGCTGGCGCTGGCCTTGGTGGCGCTATGTTCGGCGTCCCGGGCGCGGCGGCCGGTGGCTACCTCGGAACCCGTGTAGGTCGCGCGCTTGGTACGAGCGCCGCAGCGGGCGAGCGCGCAGCACTGAGAGAGGCAGCCGAGCGCGAGGCATTCGCGGCCAAGGCGGCACGCGGCGAGACCGTCAAGACGGGCGACCTGACCGCCGAAGAGCGCGCGGCTATCCTCGATCGCGCGGAGCTCGAGGCCATCAACGAGACGGCCCTCCGTGAGGAGGAAATGGGCGGCCTCGACTCAGCGGAGGCGGAGCTCGTGCGCAAGCAGCGTGCGGACCTTGAGCAGGCCCGCCGCGACAACCTCGAATTTGCGACCGCTCAAAAAGAGCTCGTGGAGCGCGAAATGGCGCGCTTCAAGTCTACGGACACGGAGATTTCTGCACGCGCCCGCCGTGACCTCGCCGACGCGAGCGACGAGATGGAGAAGATCGCCCGCAGCTTCGGCGACTTCCGCGAAGGTTACATGGCCAAGGCCGTGCGCGGATACGAGGCAGCCTATCGCGCCGTGACGGGCGCGGAGAAGGACGCGACCATGCAGCGCCTCGCGAAGGCGCTCCCGGAGGAAGAGGCCGCGAGCTATGCGCGCCTCGCACGCCGTGGCCTCGTGGAGCGCCTCGAAGAGACGGCCGCCGAGATTGAAGCGCAAACGGCCAACGTGGACGGCCTCCAGCGCACTTTTGGCAAGCAAGCCGAGAACATGCGGAAGAAGGCCGCCGAGATTAGCGGCCTGACGGAAGACACGGCCGAGAACCTCGCGAAGATGCACCGCGCCGCAGACCTCGCAAAGCGTGAGTTCGATCGCATCCTCGCGCGTGGTCCATCGGGGCAACTGAGCGACGACGCCCGAGGCGTCTACAACTTCTTCCGTCAATCGAACGGCGCAAGCGGTCTCCGCAGCGCCCTCGCGGACGCGCAGCTCTTCGGCGAGCAGATCGCGGCAACGCAGGCCGCGGTAAACCAGGCGTGGACCAAGGCGATCCCTCGCCTGAAAGACATTCAAGGCCGCCTCCTTCGCGAGGGCATGAATCCGACCGAGGTGGACCCGTTCCAGCTCGAGACGGTCATCGACCCCGCGAAGGTGCTCCCGTTCATCCGCGGCATCGGCAGCGCGGAGCAAGAGTTCAACGCGCAGACCCTCGCCGAGTGGGCGCAAACGCAGCTCGACCTCCAGCAGACCGCGCTCCGCCTCTTCAAGCCATCGCCCCGCCAGGCGCAACGCATCCAAGAGAGCATCGGCGCGCTCCAAGTCATGAAGCGCGACATTGACCTGGCGCGCAAAGCGTCGGCGCGTGTCGAGGCGGCAAAGCTCATCGCCGAGGACGCGCAAAGCGCGCTTTCTCGCGCCGCGGCCGAGAACCTCGGCGGCGTTGGTCGCGTGCTTACGACCATGTTCGACCTCGAGCGCCGCGCGACCATTGAACGCACGCTTTCGGCCCTCGTGGGCGACGCAGACCGCAAGGTATCCGAGGCGGCCAAGGCGTTCGTGCGCGGCGGTGAGAAGCCGGGCAAATTCATCGCCGAGGCCGCGAAGGCCACGGCACGCGGTGCGCAACAGGTCGACAAGCCCGCGCCGCAAATCGCGCCCAAGGAAGCCGTCGCGAAGGAGCTCGCGACCACGGCCCCGAAGGAGACGCGTGCGAAGCGTGCCGAAGAGGCCCTTCGCCAAATCGCGATCATCACGCGAATTGCCGGCACGCCGCAAGCCATCGAGGCGTTTGCTTACCAGGGCACGACGCCGCTTCACTCGTCGACGGATGCGCGTCTCTCGCAGAACGTGGCAACGGCCATGGGCCGCACCGTGGCTTACCTCGCCGCGAAGGCCCCGCCCGTCTTCCAAAGCAACACACTGCAACCGCAGCTCGTGCAACGCCAGCTCTCCGATGCGGAGATCGCACGCTGGAACGCCTACGTGACGACGGCCGCAAGGCCGCTCTCCGTGCTCGACGACCTGGCACGCGGCACCATCCGCCGCGAGCAGGTGGAGACGCTGCGGGCGCTCTACCCGGCGCTTTACTCGTCCATGAGCGCAAAGGTGCTCGAGGCCCTGCACGACTCCCGCGCGGAGGTGAGCTACACTCAGCGCGTCCTTCTCGGAACGCTCTTCGGCGCGCCCACCGATCCCACCTTGCAGCCCGCATCCATTCGCGCGCTCCAAGCAGCTTTCTCGCCGGTGCAAACGCCCGCCCCTCGTGGCGCAAGCGGTACACCGGGCCGCGTGCGTGGCTCGTTTGCCGCCGACCTCCGCACGTCTTCCGAGTCTCTCGCGGCACGTAGGGCCCTTCCATGACGCAACGTATCGGAACCGGCGCAAACGCCGAAATCACGCAATATGCCGTGACGCTCTCGACCACGCCCCGGCAGGTCGAATGCTCGCAGCCCGTAGGCACCGCGGTTGGCGCGCTCACGGCGCAAAGCCCGAGCGCAACGGCCTCGCGCGCGCTGAACACCGGGCCCGTGAACCCCGGGCGCTTCTACACGCAAGGTGCGGTGCTCGTGAACACCGACACCACGATCACCGTGTACGTGGGCGCGAGCTCCTCGCACACGGCCACCGTGGCGCTCCCGCTCGCTCCTGGCGCGGCGTTGCGTCTCGACGTGAACCGCCTCGATAACGTGTGGCTTTTCGCCGCGTCGGGCACGCCCGTCGTGAAGATCCTGGGGGTGTGAGATGGGCGCACCTCAATACGAGCAGGCAGGCGCAGACGTAGCGGGCTCCGGCACCCCCGGCACGATCCCGGTGTGGAGTTCGGGGACGACGCTGGGGAACAGCGTCATTGTTCAGAACGGGACGAACATCGGTGTGAACACCGCGACGCCGATTGACGCTTTCGATGTTCGAGGTGGAAGCCCCGCAATCGTCTCGTCAAACTCACAGACTCGCTACGGCTATACGCAGTGGATGAACTCCTCGTCGCTGTTCCGTATGGCGACTGACGGCGCGTTCCCGATTGCGTTCTTCACCGCCGGAACGCGCGCGATGACCATCGACGCATCGCAAAACGTCGGCATCGGTACGGCGAGTCCGGGCGCGAAGCTGGAGGTGTCAGACGGCGCAAATGGTCGCTTCCGTTTCGCTGGGTCGCTAGGGACGGCTGCGTACGCGGACGTTGACAACTTTATTTTCCGTTCATCGAACGCTGGTTTGACGTTCGGCACGTTCAACGGGTCGCGGCTGGATATCAGCACGACCGCCGGCTACGGCATCAAGCTCCCCGCGACGCCGGGCAACGGCAACGCGAACACGCTCGACGCCTACCAGGAAGGTACGCGCGTTCTCGCAGCTGGCGACCTCTCCGGCTGGACGTACGTGACCGCGACGCAATATTGGACGCTCGTCGGCCGCACGGTCACGCTGCACACCGTCTTCACGGGCGGCACGTCGAGCGCAACGGGCGGCGCAACCATCGCAACGCCGCCGCTCCTTACGCCGCTTCGCATCGCAGCGGGCGCAGCTGTCAACAGCGCGGGCACTGCGCTTGGAAACGGCGTGTCCGTCGTGGGACCGACGAGCGGCACGACCGGCACCGTCACCACGTCCAACGCCATTTCCTCCAGCGCCGTCGACAAGGTAATCACCGTCACCTACGAGACCGCGGGTCTCTGAAAGCTCACCATGTACGCAACGATTCAGCCCGTTCCCGCCTTCGGCGGCCCTGCAACCATCCTCGTCATTGATAACGTGTCCGTCCTTCCGGCTTCCGCTGCGGGGCTTTGGTGGCACCTTCGCGCGACGCCTGACGGCGCAGACCTCGTGCCCACCGCGCCGCTTACGCTCACGGGCGACGCCTACGCCGCGTGGGGCACCGACGACGATTACCTCTACACCTACACCGCGCAGCAGCTCGGCCTCACGATCATCGCCATCGTGCCCGACGCGCCCGCCATCATCGCGCCACCGCTCCCCGATATGAGCGTGCCGCCGATGGCAGACGAGCCCGCGCCCGTGGTAGGGTGACCGCCATGGACCCCAAGACCGCATTTTCAAACCTGGCCAACCTCGCGGCGTTCGCCACGCAGCGCGGGGGCCTCGAAATGCACCAGGTTGTGGCTCTTCACGAAAGCCTGACCGTTCTCGCGGGCGTGCTCGGCATCGAGCCCGCAGCGCAGGCCCCCGCCGTGGTGCCCGCGCCCGAGGCCGCGCCGTGATCATCGCGATCGCGTCTCTTGCCATCACCGTCCTCGTCCATTTGGCGGGGGCGGTGTGGTGGGCTTCTCGCATGAGCGAGCAACTCGCAGGCGTGGTCAAGGTGGTCGAAGAAACGCGCAAGGATATTGCGGTGCTTCGTGGCGAGGTGCAGCGCCACGACACCGCGATCGCCGTCATGCGCGCGCTCGACGCCGCAGACCGGCACAGCAACGGAGCGGGACACCCGTGACGCTCGAGGCGCTGGCAACTCACGCGGCGGTGTGGTGGCCGATTGTATCGGGCATCCTGAACGTCGTACTGCGCACGCGGACCCCGGAAGAGTGGGTGCGACGGTGCGAAGAGCGCCCGCGCCTCGCGGCGTTTACGCGCCTCGTGCGCTCGATTGGTCTCGACCCGGTGAAGATGGTTCGAGCTCTCGGAGAGCTCGCAAGTGGGGGTGAAAAGTGAATGGACGCGATTTTGGATTGGTCGCCGTGGCTTGCGTGGGCTTGCTATGCGGCGGGTGTGCTCACG